TGAAAACAGCTGAAGGCAATACACAGGTTGTTGCTGTCTTAAGCTCGTCCAGCGGAATGATTGGTTATCCAGACTTTACCTCAAACGGCATAAAAGTAAAATCTGAGTTTTTGCCACAGGTTCAAGTTGGTAATCAGATTGAGGTTAAAAGTATTGTTCCCAAAGCAAGCGGCAGATGGAATATCACCAGCCTGAGCCATTCTTTAGGGGCGCACATGGACAATGCGCCGTGGTTTACAACAATAGACGCAATATACCCGGAGGGATTATGACAACAGTTTCTTCACTTCGTAAGCCCAATACGACAGCTTCAGATTACAATAGTTTAAGTTTCACGATTTTGCAGCAATTAGCGCAGGTCAACACGCTTGAACTGGTCATAGTCGTAGCGGTTAATGCCGATATGACGCTTGATGTAAAGCCGCTTTTGAATGCCTTAACACCGGATAATGAGGCCGTTGAACCGGCTGTTATCTATAATATTCCGTATCTCAGGATCCAGTCCGGACAAAATGCGTTCAAAATCACGCCGCAAGTCGGAGACATAGGGCTTGTTGGTTATTGTCAAAGAGATATTACCGGCGTTCTTTTGAGTAAAGGACAGGCAAATCCGCAAAGCAATCGCAAATTCAGCAATTCTGACGGTATTTACCTTTGTTCGGTTGCCAGTTTAGCACAAAATCCAGTCCGTTACATGGAGATAAATGACAATCAGATAACAATTAACGGAGATGTTCCGTTAGTTGTCAATGTTTCTGAAGCAACTATCAATGCGCCGACCACAATTAACGGCGATCTGACAATTAATGGTAAAGTCACATCAACCGGCGATGTTGTCGGGGGTAAAATCAGCTTACAAACACATCAGCATACCGGCGTAACACCGGGTGATAAGAATACGGGGACACCGATATGACATCGTTAAAACTAACTCCGGATTGGGATTTGCAATTAGATGATATGGGAAATATTGCAACGGTGGACGGCGGCTTGCAAATAGCTCAAGACGTTGCCACATCTTGCCGGGTATGGAAAGGCGAGGCGTTTTATGATAAGGAACGAGGCGTTCCTTATAAGGAAGAAATCCTCGGTCAGAGCCCCAATTTAGCACTTCTGCAGTCTGATTTTGAAAATGAAGCCAAGAGAATTGAGGGCGTTGCTTCGGTTGAGGTAGTTGTTGACAGCTTTAATGATCGGAAATTAGTCCCGGATATTCGTATAACCCTTGAAGATGGGGAAGAATTTAATGTTTGATCTAGAATTTACTGCCGCCGGCGTTGTCGCGCCGGAGACATCGGAAATAAAAGCAGATGTACAGGCCTTATTTGTTGAAGCTTTTGGGAGCGGTTTGACTTTAGACGATTCCACCCCGCAAGGATATTTAATTGATGGTATTACCAATATAATTGCGCAGAAAAACGCTGATATGCTTTTGCTGATCAATCAATTCAACCCGGCTTTTGCAAGCGGTATTTGGCAAGATGCGTTGGGTAACTTATATTTCTTACAGCGAAAAAGTGCCACTCCGACCATTGTTCAGTGTGTTTGTACCGGTCTTCCGGGAACGGTTATTCCGGGATTGGATAATCCCAATGGTGCGGCTCAGGCACAAAACGGAGACGGTGATATTTTTGTTTGTACCAGCTCCGGAACAATTTCGGCCAGCGGAAGCGTAACACTTCAATTTCAGTCCGCTAAACTTGGAGAGATTCCGGCACCGGCGAACTCGGTTGATCGTATTTATCGCCAAATTCAGGGATGGGATACGATTAACAATCCTGCAGCGGGAGTTCTTGGAACCAATAAGGAAAGCCGCATTGAGTATGAAAACCGGCGGAAAAACTCTCTTGCGCTTTATGCAACAGGGTCTAGAGAAGCCGTTTATTCACGCGTATTTAATGTTACGAATGTTACAGATGTTATTGTTGTAGAAAACGACAGTTCTGAATCGGTCACAATTCAAGGCGTTGAATTGGTGCGCAATTCTATATATGTTATCGCAAATGGCGGAGATAACACCGAAATCGCCGAAGCAATCCGCAATTCCAAAAGCGGCGGTTGTGCGACTAACGGAGAAGTCTCTGTATTGCTTCCAAAAACGTATGTCCCAATTCAATTCAGCCGTCCGCAGAATATAAACGTTTACGCTCAGGTAACTCTAGATGTCGACGAAAATACGCCTGAGAATTTTGAAGAACTGATCCAAAACGCAATTATTGCCAACTTTAACGGTTCTGACGATTCTTCGGGTATAACAATCGGGCAGACAATTTATGCCAGCCGGTTTTATTGTCCGTTGACTGCCTTGGGTTTGAATATCGTGAGTATAAAGATATCAAAGGATAATTCAACGTGGCGAGATGCCTTAAGTTTCAATCTTAATCAGTTGCCGGTTACTGACGCGGCCAATATAACGGTACTTCAAAATGGATAAAAAAAAGTACATTTTAAGTCAATATGCTAACAGTTCAAAGCTGATGACAGTTCTAAATGGGCTGGAAGAGATGATTGGCGTTGATGCTGATATTAAAAATTTCTATGACAATATCTTTAATATTCAGACGGCTAACACTTACGGTCTGAATGTTTGGGGTGAAAGGCTCAATATTTCACGTAGACTTAAAATAAACGGTCAAGCTGTCGATTTGAAAGATAAATATTATCGCTTTTTGCTTTTGGTCAAAGCAATGGCCAACATATCAAACTGTACAGTTCCCAATCTGGAAGAAATATTGAATTATTTGTTTCAGGAGAGGGGCAAAGTGTATGTCTTTGATACCGGTATCATGACAATGAAATATACTTTTGACTTTTATCTTGATGAGATGGAAAAGGCGATTCTTAACTTACCGGGTATTCCGCCTAAGCCCACAGGAGTTGGACTGACAATCGTTGAACTTCCGAAAAAACAGATATTTGGATTTAACAAAACAGGTTTTAAGCCGTTTAATCAAGCACCACTAAGGAGAAATTAATATGGAAAATTTGGAAAAACCCCAAGTTATCTCCGGGGCATTTGCTTATAATGGTCAAAAGAATGATATTCCGGATGCACCGACCGGAACAGCGCACGCCAGTATACAAGAGGGATTCCCTCCTATCACAATGATACCTCAAGAAGATGGCGGTGAAGCTCCGTATGGGCAAGATTTTAACGGACTGGGAAATTTACTTTCTCAGTTTTATTTTTTTACCCAGAACGGGGGTACTTACACATTCGACCCAGCTGTGGCGGAAGTGATCGGCGGTTATCCGGAAAACGCACTTTTATGGTACTATCCGGACGAAAACAATGTCACGGCCAAATGGTTGAGGTCAACTAAAGCCAATAATACAGATAACTTTATCACCAATCCGGAAGTGATCGGCACCAGCTGGGTCGAGCAAAACAACCAGCAGTCAATATTGCCGCCGACGTCAATTCTGACATTTGACCATCCTGTTGATTTCAGCGGGTTACTGCCGCTCAATTCGGCTCAATTCAAACAGGGCTACCTGATTGAAAACTGCGATACGAGCTATCCTGACTTCTGGGAAAAGATGCTGGAATATAAACGGCTCGGGGCATCAAATGCCGCTTATGCCCGTTATGCCAAGACTCAACAGCAATATACCGCGGAACTATCCGCTAACGGATTTTGCGGGTTCTATGTTATCGACGAAAGCGCAAAATCGGTTCGGCTGCCTTATCTGGGCGACGCTTATTTGCAGGGCGGCGCTTCTAACAGTATTGACCGGACGGCAGGGCTTCCGAGCATTCAGCATACACACAGACACCGCCATGATTTGCCGGGAGTTAATTCGAGCTGCGCCGGCGGCGGGCGTGTTCTTTATGTCTACGGTGCAAACGATTCGGGATCTGCGGAGCAGGGCTATCGCCAAAGTGCGTACGACAACACTCAGAATTCTTCGGTTTCTTCGATTTACGGCAAATCAGATACGGTACAAACAGATTCTGTCGGCGTATTTTTTTACATTGTTGTGGCCAATACGTGGAAAGATATTTCGATAGAGGATTTTACCGCTCGGCTGGATGCTGTTACCGAGCAAGCAATTGATCAGATCAACACTCTTGTCGCTTCGGCAACAACGGCGTTCAACACAAATGCAGATGAAAAGCAGGCGGCTGTTGACA